CTGAAGGTGCTGGAGTAGTATTCGATCAAGCGAACGAAACGTTCACTGCTAGATACACTCACGAAACAATCGCTTTAGCATTTGCTATCACTGAAGAAGCAATCGAAGATAACCTTTACGATAGATTAGCTGCAAGATACACAAGAGCTCTTGCAAGATCTATGGCAAACACGAAGCAAGTTAAAGCTGCTAACGTTTTAAACAACGCGCAGAAAGCTGGAGTGCTTGGTGGTGACGGAGTGCCTTTAATTTCGGCATCTCACCCACTAGCAACAGGAGGTACATTCTCGAATGTATTGGCTGTAGCTGCAGACCTTAACGAAACTTCACTAGAGCAGTCGTTAATCGACATCGCTGGGTTTGTTGATGAAAGAGGTTTAAGAATCGCTACTACAGGTAGAAAAATGATAATTCCAAAAGAATTACAATTTACTGCAGAGCGTATTATGAGATCTCCAATGAGAACAAGCACAGCTGATAACGATATCAACGCAGTAAGAAGCATGGGAATGGTTCCAGAAGGGTATGTTGTAAACAACTTCCTTACTGACACTGACTCGTACTTCCTATTGACTGATGTACCTAATGGATTCAAACAATTCGTTAGAGCACCAATCAAAACTGCAATGGAAGGTGACTTCGATACTGGTAACGTAAGATACAAAGCTAGAGAAAGATACTCTTTTGGATTCTCAGATCCAAGATGTGTATTTGGTAACGGAAACTTACCTACATAATAGCTTAAATACGTAAGGTATTTCATAAAGGGGCGGTGTTCACATCGCCCCTTTTTTTGTGTATAATATTAGAACCTAGAAAAAATAATATGTAGACTGGCTAGGCAGACGGTATAGAGACTACATATTTAACGCTATACAAGGAGTATAAAATGGCAACAACTACGTTTTCTGGACCAGTAAAAGCGGGACCAGTAAGAGAGGGTGCTGGAACTAACACAGGTTTTGTTTCAATGGCACAATCAGCAGCAGTTACAGAAGTAAATGCTTTTGGAACAACTGACATCATAATCCCAGCGGGATCACAAATTACAAATATTTACGTTTTAGTTACAACTGCTTTTGATGGTGGCACAAACACAATCGATGTAGGTATAAGTTCTGACACAGATTTATTTGTTGATGGTCTTAGTGTGGCATCTGTAGGTAATCACAGAGTAGGTGCAGCACAAACTGGAACTGAAGCAAATTGGAAAAATGTGGGAACAAGCGATCAAACAATTGTTTTCATATCACCTGAAACAGGTAGTGGTGCAGGTATCCTAACTGTCGAGTATTTGCAAAACAGATCACTCGCATAATAGGAGGATAAATGGCAGCTAAAACTGACATACAAGCCACTAGATCTGACGCAGCAGCTGGTGCTTCTGCAATTATTGCAGCCCCAGTTAGATTAAGAGGAATTATTATTTCCTCTGATGGAACAGGTGCAGGAACTTTAGAATTAACAACCACATCAAATACGGGATCAACTCTGTTTCAAGCAGATGTTCCAAGTGGAGATGTAATTAATTTTAATTTTCCTGAGGACGGAATTTTATTTCCAAAAGGTATTTTTTGTAAAACTAAAACTAAAGTTACAGCTTATACTTTACTTACAGATAAATTTTCTGGTCCTAATCTAACTACAACTAACGGATAATAATTATGCCAGGTGGTTCTTCATTCATGAGTGATCAGTCGGTTGCCCATGCTACTAGCACAGCACAAATGGTTGCTGTTGGTGGCACAGGTAAAACCAATAGAACTAGACTTACCTCAATTCAAGCAAAAGGTAATTCAACTAACGGATCGATCATATTCAGAAGTGGTGGAGCCACTGGCACTATTATTGCTACATATCTATTTGGTGAAGAGGGTTTAGATATGTATCTTCCAGGTTCAGGTATTTTATTTTTAGATGGAATACATGCAACCATATCCGGCACTGCTGGAGTAACAATTACATTTACGTAAAATGTATGAAAGAATTATTATTTTTATTGAGAAGTATGCATCAAGACTTAATGTTTGGTGTTGGCAACAAAGAGTAAAAATTCTAAGGAGAAAACGTAAAGATGAAAACAGGACTTGAAATTTTAGGTTTCTCAAGAGGTGGTGACGTAATGCCTGCAAGAAACAAAAAAAATTTTAGGCCGACAAAAAAAGGTGCTGGGATGACAAAAGCAGGTGTTGCTGCATATCGTAGAGCGAACCCAGGCTCAAAATTAAAGACTGCAGTAACAGGCAAAGTAAAACCAGGTTCAAAAGCAGCCAAACGTAGAAAATCATTTTGTGCTAGATCAGCTGGACAAATGAAAAAATTTCCTAAAGCTGCTAGAGATCCTAATTCAAGATTAAGACAAGCAAGAAGGAGATGGAAATGTTAAAAAAAATTATAAAATACATTAAATGGCCATTTGTAAAAATACATAAATGGCTTAAAGGAGAATAGTGCCAAATAAACCACTTTCGATATCAGAGTCGGCAGCCGTTCAAATGCCAATGAAAACGGTTGCCAGTCTGATCGTTATTGTGGCACTCGGCACCATGGGCTATTTTCAAATTGTTGAACGTATAAATATTGCTGACACTAAAATCAAAATAATGGAACAAGATGTTGAACAGAATACAGAGTTTAGAATTAAATGGCCACGTGGACAGATGGGATCATTGCCTGCAGATAGCGAGCAATACATGATGTTGGAAGATTTGTACAAAACTACTGATCGTCTAAACAAACATATCGAGTCAATGGCTTTAAATAAAGTAAATATAGAATTTTTAACAAAACAAATGGATAAAGTTTTAGTTGATATTGAAAAGTTAAAAGATGCAAACAGAGATCTTGGTTATACAAATGGTAAGTCACAATGATAGAGGCTGTAATTGGATTACTTATGTTTGTAAACGGAGAGATCAAGGAGGCACGTCTGCAGCCCTCTATGGCTTTATGTTTACGCGGCAAACGCGAAGCTGAGAGAACCTATTCTGAGTCTGTCACTTATAAATGCTGGCGTGGTAAGGCAGAATTAGAGGATAATATTGATGGGTCAAAATCAATCAAGAAATTAATTATAGAATAATGATATATTTGTTAAAAAAGCTTTTAGGATTTGATATATTAGAAAAGCGTATAAGAATATTAGAAAGAAAAAATTATTGGAGGGAAAAATATAAACATGGCTTATCTGAACGCAAACATACCTCCAATATATTGTAAAGTCAGGAAAGAATATCTTTATGACATGGACGAAAAATATAAAAAACAAAGTAGTGACTGTGTTGTCTTTGGTCTTACTTCCATTTCAGGTCGTGCTTTATTATTTAACATTATGCTTCCAAATGGTGCATGTTATTGGAGATTACCTATCTCAGCGTTTTTTCAAAAAGAGTTTGAAAGATTTCAAGTCCCAGATATGGCAGTACAAGAATTGGAACTATGGAATTGTTTTAGCTATTGGCCTAGTGTTCATTGTTTTGATTGGTTGGATGGTTTAAATGGAAAATATATGGGTATCGATAAAAAATTTCATCATGGTAAATATTTATTCACAATTGATTGGGCTAGTCCAGATACTAACATCTTGGACACTGAACATTCTGAAATACCTCAAGAACATAAGTGTGCACACATACTGGCTCTTACTAACGGCAATTATGCAGGTCAGCCTAATAATCGTCTTTTGTGGCATGTTAATAGCTACACTGTTGATAACAGTTGGCCTGACTATAAAGTCCAAACTACGTATTGGGATGCAGAAGATACAACAATGGTGACAGAAGATACAGATAAAATGTTTTATCAAATGAAAGAAAAATGGAAGTAATAGATAATTTTTTATCTAAAGAAGAATTTATCAATATAAAAAAAACTATAATAGATAGATCGTTCCCTTTATATTTTGCAGATTATATTAATGATAATGACAAATTAAATTATTATTTTTTACATTTTTTTTATGATGAATTTGTTCCCATGAGTCCTTTTTTAAATATCTTAAAACCTTTATTTGAAAAATTAAAAATTAAAGCACTCTTGAGAGCAAAAGTTAATTGTTTTCCAAGAACAGAGAAACTTATAATTTATGAACCACACCGAGACTATGATTTTAGTCATAATGGTGCTATACTGTATTTAAATAATTGTAATGGGGGAACATATGTTGGAGACAAATTTTTTCAATCAAAAGAAAACAGAGTCCTTTTATTTGACTCCTCACAAAAACATAGTAGTACAAACTGCACAGA